CCTTCCAGTTCTCCAATCAACTCCGAAGCACGGTCCTTAATGCGGTCTTGTATGGAGACTACATTCTTTTGCGGTTGGTCTTCCTCAATCTCCGGTGCTTCCACGACTTTTGAGGCCAGGTCATTGATCCGTTGCTCAATAGATTCCCAGAGACCTTGTGGTAATGTTGAACCGTTCGTAGCCAATCGGCAATTCCATCCGATATTGTGGAGGTCAATAGCTTTGACTTGTGCCAACCTGTGAATGGTATCTTTGTCATAGTTAATACTCTTTAGATATGTTATTGTAAATGCCTTAGCATCATCACTGGTATAAAAGTAATTAAACCAGTTATAGGCCCGAGCCATATCCGATTCCGACGACAAAGCGGTTACGGTTGGCTCAGAACCCATATACTTTTCATCCGCAAACTTGGGTCGTTTTACGGCGTTTTTCACTTCTTTCTCCTCAGACAAAGATATTACCAAATGATTTGAAGTCGGAAATCACACAAACTCCGTCCTCGGTTGGTTCTGAATTATATTCTAGTTCCTCAGCGAAGTCAAGTGCCTCGTTTAAGGTATAGAAAACAGGAACTTGTTGAAAGGTATCAAGGATAGCCTCAATATTACCTTCATACTTTCCTGTTTCTGAATTCCATTCACCATAGATATTATCAATGGCATTGGCTTGGGCAACACGATACTCCGGTCCCTTTTCACTTTCGGTCAAAAGAACGTAGATTCCATTATCTGCTGACATTACTTCTTCCTATTGTTACGAGCCTTGCGTTTCGCTGAACCAATCTTACGACGACCTTTGCGAGGTCTATTTTTATGCGGATGTGCCATTATCTATTCCTTCAATACAGTTTGGACGGAATCAACTCTAAATGATCTCCATCCTTGGTTATCAACATCCCAAACGGCAATAACACCTTCTGGTTCATGCCTTACTCGGTCTGATACTTCCGACAAAAACTGTGGTAACATATCAGACTGTAAGGTACACCGCATTTCACGGATTGTTCCGTCAGTTTTCTCAAAAACAACGGTATGAATACCGTTCTTTAAATCTTCCTTTAATGCGTATTTATCAAACAAACTCATATCAGTCATTCCTTTTCCATTCATCAATAACCTCTACCAACTGATCATAACCTCCTACAAACATTCCGTCAAGGGTTATTACAGGAAATGTTCTTGCTTCGGGAAAGTTTTCCAAGAGTTCATCACGGGTAAAGTCATTACCGAGTTTCAACACATTATAGTCAAGGTCGGTAGTTTTAAGTAGATTGATTGCCTTGTCACAGAAAACACAGGAATCTTTAGAATATACCGTTACGTTCATTATCACCTCCATAATCATCACAGGATATAGCATCTGTAAAGGAATGTCAAGTCTTTTTAATATGAGATTTCCTTACTCTTACCATTATCCAGGTATTATAATAATCTTCGGTCATCAAGGCATCTCTGGCAAATTGTTCTTTAGCCTCAAGGTATGAGGCCTCACCTTTAGATTTACAAATATATAGGATTTCTCGTTTGAACTTTTCTTTACCATATAGTTCCACATGCTCATTAAGTTCTTTGTTGGAACCATAATAATCTAACCAATCGGAATCCACCTGTTTCTTTACTTTCTTACCTTTACGTTTGGTAGAGCGGGTGAATTTAAACAGTTTTTTTCCGATATACTTACGGCCTGTTACCTCGTTTGTTATAAGGTAAACAAAGGCTACATAACCTTCGGGTATTTCTTCAAGGGGTGCATTGTTGTATAACCACATACTCCTATGTATGTGTTAGTCCTCTTCATCTTCCAATTCTGGTGGATACTTCTCGTTCCACACCTCATCCCATGCTTTATCATTATCAAGGCATTCTTCTAAGTTCTTAGCATCAAAGTCCTCAAAAACTTCAAGCAAGATTTCATAAACAATTTTACGATCATCATATGAAACTTCGCTATCAACCAGTTGTTCTATAATCTGATCTAGTATTTGGGAACCTGTAGTCCAAGCCATTTATTTGCCTTTCTTAAATAAGGACAGATATGACTGAAACGAATCCGAAAACATTTTATAACTTAGGTTTGTAACAAAAAACAAGTTTCTATACCATAAGTAAACTGGATTGCGTGATAGTATATCTGTTTTATTTTTCTTAGTTTTCTTTACCTTTTTATCTAGTAAAGTTTTATCTTCAATATATGTTTCATAAAATTGTATTCTTTTTTGGTTATTATATAGTAGTTTAACTAATTCGGGATCATTTTTCATAATCCTTTTTATTCTTAATGTTTGGCGTCTGCTTCTTTTTGCAGAGTTCAATTGCTCCAATAGTATATGGTCAAGGTCAGACATATCATACCAAATTTGCCACAAATTGATCTGTTGCCGCCTCCCAAGAGAATTTCTTTGCTCTTGCTATAGCATCTTCTTTCTTCAAGTAGTGGAAGCAAGCCAATATACCTTCTTCTAGATCAAATCTCATTAATGATCCCGAAACGCCATCTTCAATAATGTAACGATTAACTTCATTATCAAATGCTGCTACGGGTAGACCACATGCCATTGCCTCTAACACCACAAGTCCAAATGTATCGGTTAAAGATGGCCACGCAAATACATCCTGAACCTGTAATAGTTCAGCAATCTCTTGTGGTGTTTTACGGCCAAGGAAGAAGGCATCTTTATACTTTGCTTTGTATTCTTCTAACTGTGGACCGTCACCAATAATAGTTTTGACAATATTTTTGTTGTCTATATTGAGAAAATGCTCAATGTTCTTTTCTGCTGATACACGACCAACGTAGACGGCCCGAATGACCTTACCCTGTCTTGTAAAGTTTGGATCTGGTTTGAATAGGTCAGTATCAACACCTCTTGACCATACCTTTACGTTTCTGATACCCATTTCATTACAGTAATCAACCATGGCGGGTGTTGGTACCATAACACAATGGCTGTTTCTATGAAACCAACGAAAATACCTACCAGTAACTCTTGGTGGTATATAAGCGTGTTCATGGAGGTACTCCGGATACTTAGTATGAAAGGATGTTGTATAAGATTTCTTATACTTCTTACAATAATATCTTGCAGCAAGTCCTATTGATCCTTCTGTTGAAATGTGAACTTTGTCAGCGTTCTTTACATATTCTTCAGCTAATCCCATAGGCAAAAGCGGCATAAAAATGCCTGTTGATGGTTGTAATGGAACTGTGATCTTAAACATACATGGGTGAACCACTTCCACCTGGTGTCCAAGAGACTCCAGGTGCTTTATGGTCGTCTTTAGAGTGGTCACTACACCATTGATCTGAGGTTCCCACGCATCAGTAAAAACAGTAATCTTCATTATAACTTCCTAATAATCTCAAACTTTCCGTTGTGGTGTTCAACAATAGCGGTACAAGATTCTACCCAATCTCCGCAGTTAATATACTCTATACCATTTATAACACTAATATTAGCATGATGAATATGACCGCAGATAACGCCATCAACACATCTTTTAGCAGCGGCATCAGATATAACATTTTCATAATCTCCTATAAAGTTCACAGCTTCTTTAACATTATGCTTTGCCCATGCCGACAAAGAAAATCCATTTATATTCAATGAACGGAACAACCATTGTAGGTGTTTGTTCAAGTCAATCATTCTATCATACATCCAACCACCAATAAGTGCCAACCATTTGGCGTTCATTGTAACAAGGTCAAACTGGTCTCCATGGATCACAAGGTATCTTTTACCGTTTTCTCCATGGTGTATTGCTTCATTAACTAATTTAATGTTACCCATTTCTATTCCAGCATATTCACGAAGAAACTCGTCATGGTTACCGGTAACAAAGGTAACTCTAACTGATTTCTTTGATTGCTTGAGAAAGAACTGGATAACATTGTTATGCTCCTGAGGCCAATACACCTTCTTTCTCATCATCCATCCATCAATAATATCACCTACTAGGTAATAGTGGTCGGCCTCTGTTGATTTGAGAAACTCTAGAAGAAGTTCTGCGTTTGAATATTTGGTACCTAGATGAATGTCCGACAAAAAAATAGACCTATACTTTTTCTTTTCTTTTTTCATTCCTACTCTTTCCTCCTTTTTTTCCATTCTCCCTACACTTCTCTGCATGTTCAGGTGATTTTGGCTTTCTTAGGGAAAGTGATCTTTGTAGTTTTAATGCAGCAGCCTTTTCCGATCCATATATTTCTTCATATGTTTTGCCTCTTGTCTTGGCAGCAGAGGCGGCAGCAGCCTTTTCTATAATCTCTCTTGGTCTTTTTTTACCGAACATACCATTTAGTATACCCGGCCTAGATTTTTTACGGCGTGTTTCTTCCGAATCATTACTAGCACCTTCTCCTCCATCTGTTTTATTATGAAGAAAACCTGTTGCTAAATCCTTTCTACCATACCAACGAATGTAGAACCGTTCTAATGCGAAAGCGCCGATTTCTGTGAGATTTGTTTCTAGAATCATTATAAAACTATTATCGGTAGGAACATGAACACCTTTACCTTTATATCTATGTGTGTCATAGGCCCTTTTGCCTGTTCCTTTACCGATATAATAAGGTGTTCCGTTTTTTCTCATATAAGCATAAACATAAAAACCTGGGGGTGGATTTTTTGATGAATAAATATACATATGCTGGTGCTCCTTCATAGCATTAGGGTCCGTAGGTGGTGACACACCGTGACGGACAATACTATTTAGTAAAACCGGCATTTCTATCATCAATCAATAACCCTAATGGTCGTATTGTGTATGTCTTTTGATACAATGTAGTAAAGAGTTTTAGCATTGTTTGGATGGATTCTAATACATCCGTGGCTGGCAGGCCGTCCCAGATTACCTACATGTGGTGTTCCGTGAATGGCAATATTTCCGTTGAAAAATATAGAAAACGGCATAGGAGACATATCATATAATCTGGAATAATGCATCTTTTCCATTGCTTGAACATGAAAAGTACCAGTTGGTGTATAGTATCCTTTTTTTGCGGTTGATACTGGCCATTGGTAAGAACCTGTGTCAGTATCAACCTGCATCATCTGATGGATCTTGCTGATAGTGATATCAGTTTGCGCCATTGCTGGAGTAGTTAGTAGCATCATAGCAACAAGTAGTTTTCTCATTATATACTCCTGTTTAGATTTCGCATTATTTACTTTCTCGGTCTTTTACCAACACGATACATCTTTGATCCAGAACTATCCGTGTGATACTTATTTCCATAATCTTTTGCTCTTTGTTCAGATCCAAATGATGTATCTTTTACTCTTTTCCAACCAGATTTTGTTTTAGCTTGAGTTTCAATATGATAGACATGATGTGGATCTTCATCATAAGGATTAACATTCTCACGCAGATCATCTAACTTATTATAAAAACTTTCTTTAATGTCTGACATTTTTAGATCCTTTTAGATTTCGCATCCACCGGATGTGCAGGCGAGAGTCTGGACACCTTCAACATTGTCTTCCATTTCAACTAGTGAGTCCCAATCAAGATGTGTTGGAATAGATGGCAACATTGCCTCGTATAAATCTTTTGTAATCTCCTCGTAAGGTGCTTGACGATATGAACCACCATCATGTGGTAAAAATGACACACCGGACATTTCATCAAAGTGGTCGTAAACCCATGCACCAACTTTCATCCATTCTTCTTCTCTTACATTGATTGTAACGGATGGCTTATGCTCACACCATGCTTCCTGATACACAGCCCATAGTTCAAGATGTTTGATAGCGTTGATATCGTCTCTTACTACTGCACCCTTTGGTGCCTTCTGCGGGAAGGAGAACACAGTTGTGGACTCAGGCTTCATTACATCTGGTTCCCAAGGCACACCCTTGTCTTTCATAAACTTGGTTAGGGGATCCTTGTTATCAGCACGGACACGGCGAATATAATACTGACTGTGGCGTGGATGAATACCAGAAGCCGAGTCGCATAACTGAGATACTGTTCCAGAGGGCTTAACACAAGTAATAGCAGCAGCAGGATTAATACTAAGTTTATCAGCAAGAGCATTGTTTACCTCGATAGCAAAATCACGAAGAGAAGCAAGGCGTGCCTTAATCTCTTTGTCCGCAGGATTGTTAAACAACTTAGAGTCATATATGCCTGTAAGAGAAACTCCAAGCAATCTTTCTTCTTCAGCGTTCTTAACCCAAATCTTTCTTAGGTAGGGAAAATCCGTAAGAGTAGATTGAAAAGTACCAAGAATAGTCGCAACCTCAATTTTATCACGAATAGTTTCCATGGTGTCATCGGCTCTAATAACAACCTCTGTGAGATTGCAGAATCCATATGGGCGAAGGATAATTTCGCTACATGGGTTTGTGCCAAATAATTGATCAGCATTTCTTCTGCCATTTCTCTTTGCGATTGTTTGACATGCTTCACGACTGAATAATCCTCTCTCACCTGACTTGGATTCATATAATGATAACCACTCGGACATAAAAGAACCAATCTCTGGTTTCTCATTATATACTGCCGAGTTATTAGACAATGCCCGTTGTGAGTTTGCTTCCCACCACGCACCTGCCTTGGCATGACGCATACGGTCATCGGATAGATTAGACAGTGATATCATAGCAGAACGACGAACTCCTCCTACTACCACTACCTCACCTA